TAGTGTCTCTTCAAATCGTCATAACGTTTCTTAAAGACACGTTCTTCGGCATTCTCAGGGCGTTCAGTTGAAGGAGTTGCCTTACCATCTGAGCTTGCAATTTCTTCTGATGCTTCGGTGTCCTTTTGAACGGTTGCTGTCTCTGCTTTCTCTTTTTGTTCCCTATTAAATTTTGCTAATTCCCCTCTAGCAAACGCTTCAGTTTCAGCATCGTCTGTTTCAGTACGATTTTTACTATAAAGTTTTACTTTTGGTTTCTTAACTAATTTAGATTTAGGAACTTCAACTTCAGTTTCTTGCGAAACCTTAGTTTCGTTTTCTTTGTTTTCCATTATTTTTTCCTCTTAAGGTTGAGTGCCTTATGGATAAGGGTAGCTCTAAACTTGTTCCATATTTTGTGGGCTGGACATTAAACCTGCTGTTTCAGTAGGTTGTTCTGTACCAGGTGGCACATTTGTTTGTTGTTCCATTTGTTGGTCTTGTAATGATGTAACATCAGCAATAAATGTATTTACTGCTTCTTGTACATCTTGACCTCCATATCTTTGCATAGCATATTCTGCTACAACAGATAATGGGAAAATTACATTAGGCTCATCAGTTCCATAAGCGTCCATTACTTCTTTGAACTCTGGTATGATTTTTGCTAATGCAGTTTTAACAGATGGGGATAAGACAGATTGTAATGCTGCCTGATCCTCATCGGTTAAACTCTTTGCCCGTTCTGCAAATTCTAATTCCATAGGAGTTGCATCGGGAAATTCTTCTTGTAAAGGATTACGTGGTACTTGAGTTTGAGTATTAGCAGGAGCAACCTGTTGAGGTTGTCCTTTTCCTAAAGCACTTAAGTCAGGTGCTGTAGGTATAATAGGTTTCTTATTTAATAAGCCTGTTGTTGTTGCTGCTTCGCCTTTACTATTAATTGCCATTATTTATCCTTTAATTGTTCTTTTAATTGTTGATCATCTGAAATCCATTCTAAATCTGTATAGCTTTTTGTTAAATCCATTAAAAAAGTTTTTACATTATTTTCAACTAATTTCATATTATGATACTTTGTATATCTTTTATGCAATGAAGTATTTGCTGTCATTGAATAAATTAATTCAATATTATATTTTTTTGCTAATTTAAATATTTCCGTAATACAGAGATTTAATCCTTTATGTATACTTTTTAGATTAGCAGTTTTATTTGCAACAATCCATTCCATAAAACCAAATTTAGTCCCTGTACAACAATATAAACCACCAGCACATATAGGAATATTATTTTCTTCTACAATAATTCCATCAGGCGGTAAACATTTTTTTGGAACTATACCAAATTCATGTTGTTTCCACCAGTTAACTAAATAAGGATAGTCTTTATCCAGATTCCAGTTTCTAGCTTGCATTTAATATTTTTTTATTCTTCTCGTTTAAAATAACTACGTTATCTCTCCAGCTATCAAAGTAAGTATCGCCTACTTCACGTAATTTATCTTTTTCTTCTACTTCAAAATAATCTGTAAATAAAATATTATTAATTAAAATTCTTCTTTTATCTGTTCCAAGTGTATAAACAACATGTTCATCATTACCTAAAGATTTACCATGTTTAGTATCTTTAACTTCTTTCCAAATACCTTCTTCATTTACCATATGCGTACCTGAAACTTTAATTCCTTTATAATCATATAAGTCGTTAATTAAAAATTTACCTAAAGCAAAAACAAATCCACCAACTTTAATATTATCTTTTAAATCTATATCTATAATTGCTTTAGTTGTGTTATCCGACATTGTAATTTGTGTTTCTGGTGAAAAACATCCTACTATACCTCCAATTACACCTCCAATAACTCCACCTATAGGTCCACCAACTGCTGTTCCTATTGCTGCACCAGCACCCATTCCTTTTGCTTCCTTTTCTTTTGCTCCAATAACTCTACCTAAGCCATATCCAGCTGCTCCAGCTATTCCAACACCACCTAATGTACTTTGACCTATAGGCATTGAAGTAAATGTACTACTTTTTAAATTTAATGGAGTAATATTAGTAATTTTACCAGCATTTTTCCAAGCTGAATACCCTTGTAGTGCTAAATCAGCCCCTTTAAATAACATATCAGCTGTTTGCTTACGCTGTGCAAGTTTTTGTTGTTGCTCGATTAATTTATAAGCTCTATCTAATCCACCATCTTGTGATCCAGCCATTGGTTTCATACTCATAACCTTTTCTAAAGATGTCATTTCAGTAGATTCAGGAGTTATTGCTCCTGGAGTATAATCAATTGTTCGTCTTTCAGGTTCTTTTTGTACAAATTGTCCTGTTGTCTCATCAAATCTTACTTGTCCAGGAATTTCTCTTGTAATTTTTTCTGTTTGTTCAGTAATTGATGGCTCACTAACTAAATTTTCTTTCTTTTGACCTTCATAAGCTTCAAATTCTTGGGTATTAAGAGTAGCTTTTTGAGGTTTATCAACCTCTTGATACTCATATTGCCCTTGATCATTTAAAACTAATTGTGATGCCATTATATTTTTTCCTTATTTCGTTTAATTGCCACCTCTAAGTTGAGGATCTGTCGCACTAAAGCCAGTTTCCCCTGGCATTGATGCATTACCTGTACCGATGTTGCCACCTCCAGCTCCTGTTGGATCTGTTGGCGAAGCTCCTGAAGGTACTTGACCAGGTGATCCCATTTCTGCTTGTCCTCCAGCAGCGGCTGTATTGTTTTGATTTCCATTTGCTAACCCCATTATATGTGCATAGATCGCAGCTTTTTCTGGATCATTGATTAATTGATCTGGATCAATGTCTAATGACTTAGCTATTTCTTTTAAGCAAGTATGCCATCTGACAAATGGTGCTAAAGAAGGATTAGATGCAGTTTGCATAAACGTCATCAACCTTTGTGAGCGTACTTCTTTTTGCATTAAAGAAGAAGTGCCTCGTGCTTTAACTTCCAAATCACCTTTTATTTTTGGAGTATCTTCATTAAATTGCATATTCCAATGAAACAAGGATTCTCCTAGAGGTTTTAGTAAATAGTCATCAATATTTTTGATAACTGTTTTTATACTTAATGCTGCAGCTCCCATTAACATTGACATTCCTGCTGCAGTTCTTGTTGTTGATTGTACTCCTGTTGCTCCATGTGAGTATGAAGGAATACCTGTTGATTCATCTGCCAACTGTCTAAATTTATCAAACATCATTAAATTTTCATTTGCTGTATTTGGAAACTTAACTCCATGTAATGCCTGACCTGGCTGACCACTTTGTCGTCTAAATATTTTACCAGGAAATACTTTCATATCTTGACCTGGTACTAATAAAGTTTCATCAATATCAAAAACTAAATTTCCTGCTAATGCTAAATTATCAATTGCCATTCTAGCATGACCATTCATAACTTGTTGTGAATCTTCCATATTTTCTGGAATACCTACTCCAAAAAACTGATATGGATTAACTTCATATGGAGAAACTAAATATGGTAATCTTGTTGGTGTAAATGGATTTTCAACCATTCGTAAAATATGCCCACCACAAATCCAAACATTAACACTAATAACTTCACTATCTGTCTCATATTTAATTCCATATTCATCAGCTACTTTCTTATCTAATAAACCCCAAAATTCTAAAACTTCATATCTATTTTTGTATAGCTGTGTAATATTTTCTCTGTCATAAAGTGAAGACTCATATCCTCTTGTTTGATAATTTGGTCCCATTTCAAGACAAGCTTTAATTGCTCCTTCTCTAAACATGGGTTTTCCAATTAAATTTTCTAATTGCTGCTTATTATAGGAATGCCTTTGAATAACATATTCACAATCTTTAATATTTGTTGCATTTGGATCTGGATAAAAATCCCAACATGAAACCGCCTCAATAGAAGGAGTTGATTTTGTCTTTGCAACATAAATACTACTTTCATTTCCGTTTTCATCTGTAGCAGTATCGTAACTATGATATGTTTTAGTATCAGTAAATGGTCCTTTTAGAATTCCTGTCCCTAATAATGCCATTTCAAAAAATACATGACGTAAAATTGTAATTGCTTGACTTTCTTCTAATTGATCATGTATAAGTTTTTCCATTTGTTCTGCAGCTAATCTTGCAGGTTCAATTTGTGGTTGACCTTGTGGTGCAGGACCTGTATCAAATCCTAATTCTTTATAGTCTTGAGCAATAGTTTGCATTAAATCAGTTGCTGTTGCTCCAGGTTTTAATATTTGCCCATCTCCTTCAAACCCATAAATACTTTTAGTAATATCTTTTGCTGAAGGTTCTGTATCCTCACCATTTGCTTTTGCAGTTTGCGGATTTAAATGGGCATAGTTATCACTATTCTCAGGTACCGTAGTTGGGGATACCCCAAGAGGAAATTTACCTTGAGAAAATAAGACTTCTATAATCTGTCCAAATGAAGCTAAAACTTTTGTTTTTGTGATTTTAACAAAAACTTTTGAGTTTTCATTAGCACGAAACATCATTTCAGGTCCATATAGACCTCTATAGTTTCGGTAAGCCTTTAACCATCTTTTTTCGTCATATAATTTAGAAGTCTCAGATTGCTGAAACTTTTGTCTTATATAACCGACTAAAGGATTAACTTCCTCTGTATACGGTTTTTTAGCCATTAATTAAACCTATTAATAATCTTTTTGATTTGCCATCTTAAAGATTGATGGATCAACTTTATCTTTTTTACCTGGTTTGTCTGCTGCAGAAGAAAAATCACCCTGCTTAATTTTCATATTAGGGTTTATTTCTAATTTATCATTTTTTCTTTTAGCAACATCAGGTGCAAGTTCACCATGTGCGTATCTTTTATTAATGTCCATTATGTCTCCTTATTAGTATTTAGGTTTGCTCGTAAAATTACTATAAACTTTTTTTATACCACCTGCAATATTTGTAATTTTTTTCTTAACTGGATTAACTGTCATTTTATGTGCAGTTTTTATATCAGTCCATACAGGATGTTCATATTCTTTTTTTAACATAGCTTTAACTTCTTTAGGATTTTCTAAAAACGGTTTAATTTTTTTAAAATTATCTAAAGCTTTTTTCTTATTTTCTATACGATTATTATTATTATTTGCCATAATTAATAATCTTTTTCATCCGCTTGTTTAAACAAAGATTCTTGAACATGCTCAGATCCTGACTTCGTAGGATAATTATTATTTTGCAAAGCAGTTTCAGATTCACCTTTTCTAGGTGCATCTTGTGAGAAATCAATATTTTTTGACTCCCTGTTTGGCTGTTTGCCATCAGGTGCTGTACCGAATTCTCCTTGTTTAACTTTAGCTTTTGGATCAAATTTAGTTTCCATTATTCATCTCCTTCATCATCATAGTCGATATCATCATCTAAATCATTTTCCTGTCCTTTTTCTTCAAGTTCAGATAAGAGATCATCTTCTTGTGCATGAAGATCTCTGATTTCTTCAATAATATCTTCTATAGTTCTTTCCTTTTTCTTTTTTCTTGGCATGGGGGGTTCTCCTATAGTTTAATTTTTTTAATTGATAGTACGTTTTTAGTTGGTATCGTAGTATACGATCCTCCCTGTTCAATCTCTCTATTCTCTTCAAAACTTAAATCAGACATAATAACAGTTGTCTGTGAGTTTTTAGAAATAAGCCATCCAACACTATAGCAAATTGCTGTTTTTGCTTTTGATATTTTTACAATTGATTCCCAGTCGGATGAACTAACAATATCTTCCCATGCAACCATGACAAGGTCATATGGAAAATTCTTTTTACTAAGCTCTGGCAGTTTTTTTCGTGACACCTTTTACTTTCTTTTTTTTCTCCATAGCATAAAATATAGATTTCCCTTTTTTAAATCCATATTGCCTAATGAGCTTTTTTAATAATTCCTGTCCTTTTTTGTTTAATGGCATATCAGTATCCAAATATCCTATCTGCAGGTTTAAATTGAGGATGCATAGGTCTACTAAATCGTTTTGCATAACTTGTATGCATTGGTCTACTCATACATCCATAACGTAAAGCATCGTATGCATGATCTTCAGCATCTGTGTTTACATCCTCAGGATTATTTTCATCCAAAGGTAAAACAGGTAAAGTTCTAATTAAATTACGACAAGTTGAAAATACTCTAAGTCGTGGTTCTTTTTTCTTATCATCATTTAATTTTAATCTTTTATGAATTTCTAATTTTCCACTGATTCTACTTTTAGGTGTTCGATCAGATGGTCTCCAACGACAACCTACTTGAATCATTGTTTCTGCAATACTAGGTCCTATATCACCACGTTTTGCCCAAGTACTTGCATCGAGTACGCCATATCTAATATACTCATCTTTTTCTAATTCTAAAATTTTTCTTGCAAAAACATCTGCTGTAATTTTTTTGGTATATAACTCTCTATAAATCCATAAATTATTATCATAGTCAATAGCAAACCAAAGAACACAAGCAGGAGAAGAATAACCCCAGTCAGCAGAACGAAACCGCTGCCATCCTTTAGGTACTTCAAAAGGTTCGACAACATGCGTACTTTTATTAAATTCTGGAAATGCTGAATCTTCAAAGGCATCCCAATCTCCATCTAAAAATTGTTTACGTTGAACCTCAGGTAAAGATGCCAACATTGCATAATAATCATCTGTTTGCATTAGATAAGGATTATCTTGCAACTTAGCTGAAATAAAACGTCTTGTAATTGTTTTATTACCTGTTGGTGTATTTATATTTAATGTAAACGCTTTATTGGGTTCACTAGGATCTACAAACATTTCCTTAACCCATTGTGAACCTATGTTTCCTGGATTTCCTGTGGCTCGCATAAACACAGGTATACTTGGATCAACTGAACGTAATGATGATCTTAAAAAATTATAGATATCTGGCGAAGGATATTGTGGCAGTTCGTCTATGCCTATCCATGTGTAAGATTGCCCTTGGTAACGTAAAGCGTCTGTCATGTTCTCTGCGTACCCGAACTCTATCTTTGCTCCTGACGGGAATCTCCACTCTTTTTCTTGCTCTCTCCATTTTGCTCCTGGAAATGCTCTGTTGTATAATCGTTGAGAATGCGTAATCAAATCTCTCAACTCAGGCATTGTTCTTCTAAGTAGTAGTGCTCGGTGGTGTGTCTTACTACAATAACGTAGAGGATCAACTAACATTGCGTAGGATTTACCTCCACCTCTTGCTCCACCGTAAAAAACCTCTCTTTCGGAAGATGCTAAGAAATCTGTTTGTGGACCTGAGTTAGGTTTAAAAACGACTTCTTGTTGTTTGATATGCTCCTGTATGTTTTTTGAAGCACTATCGATTACGTCTTGGGTTATTAATTGTTGCTCTTTTCCATCTAATGCTTTGTTAATGGTTAATAGTTTTCCTTTAACATTTTCTGCATGACGTTTAGCGGAACGAAGTGATTGTTCTGCCTTAGCAACTTTTTTACGTGTTCTTTCTAAAACGAGTTTAGCTGACTGCTTGGCTTTGTGCTTGACCTTTTTCTTTGGTTTCGGAGGCGGTATCTCTTTTAACTCTTTTTCTAAGTCCGACATAGGATATATACCTGCCTGTTGTTTTTGTTAGCCATATTGCTACTTCTCTGTATGAACACGTTTTTAAATATTCTTTTGCTTTTTCTAAAGCTTGTAATTCTAATTCAACTGGCTCAATATAATTTGTATCTTCGGATAATTTATATCCAAAGGGAATTGTTCTAGCCTTTCGTTTGATCTTTGTCAATGTTATCTTTAGCGGGTAATATGAAAATACCATGCATTGCTTTCATATTAATATCAATCTGATCTTTTTTAACAATACCAATTCTATCTAAAATTTGTTTTGCCGCTTCTAATCTAATATTAGCATGGGGTGTTGTACCATCCTCTTCAAGCATATCTACCATTTTAGTAGCAGCTTTAGCGGAATGAGTAGCTAAGTAATTCTCTGCTCTCGAAACAATTTCTTGTTTCAAGTTACGCAAAACTTTAGGATATGAATGTTCTGAATATCCTGCCAATTCCCCTGCCTTTTTCGGATTGCCTCTTGCCTCTCCGAATAATGCGTCTAGAAACTTTTCCTGTGATTCGGTCAAGCTTCTTTTTTGAGTTGGCATTATAGTAGAATCCATGTTTTGCATTTATCAGTTCCATTAATTCCGTAAACGGAATATTTTTAGTATTTATCTTAGTCATAGTCCATGAGAACCCTAGGGAATTCTCAATTAGTGGTGCAGTTTAGTGATGACCCTATTTAGCCTATTGGCTGTGTATGATAGTGTGTGTCCTTTTAAAGTGCACCTGATTCTATTATACATACTGATAACCATTTTGTCAAGCAATAATTTAGGGTGCGACAATCTGTCTTAATAATGTTCTTGACAAAATTGGATAGGGGGTGTATAATGTACATAGGTACCCCCAGGGGGTCCTTATATCTATAGCACAGGTAAATTTACAAGTTGCCCCCTAGGGATATTGTCGGGAGATATTCAGAATATAGACCCCAAGATATAGCCCAGTATATGGTTAACAGGGAAACCTGAGATTTTCTGGTGTTGCTATATATATTATCTAGGTAAGGGGGGGTGGTCGCCTGCATACCCTAATGTAAAACAAAGTTAATCTTTGTAGAAAATCAAAGTCTAGCTGTAATATTGTCAGGGGTTTCATAAAAATTTTTTAAAGGTTCCCAAAAAATCCCCCTAGTAAAATCTGGTTATCACTTGGGGGGAAATTGGGGATCGTAAATTTTTGTAGCTATTAAACCCTGATGTAAACCAAGTTTAATCAGGCATAAAAAAAAAGCCCCCGATTTTTAGTCAGGGGCTTCCTTGTTTTATTGTTTAGTTATTAAGCTATTTTTTTAGACTTGTCTTTTCCGCTTAGGCTTTGATTATCCATAGTTTTGATGAAATTATTTCTAATTAAATCATCATCTAGAATAAATTTAATACTTGCAATAGTCCCAACATCCTCATCAGTTATTTTTTCAATTAACTTTTGCGGGTTGCTTTTTGCAAGTTTATGTAAATTTTCAAGTATTGCTAAAGTATCATTTAACAATTTTGAAATATTTACAGCTTTACCTTTTTGGCGTGGTGTTATGTTAGATGGATATTTAGTATTCCATACTTTGTCTATAATTCCAGTATGTACTGGAACTAATTCCACATCAGTATTTTTTACTTTTTTAGTACCGCCCTTAACACCCTCTAACTTTTGTACTTTAAAAGGTACAGCTACCATAGATTTTACAAAAACTTGATTATCTTTATCTATGTTAAACTCGTCTTTAAAATCATTTAACATTAAACCAAGTTTCACACCTCTAGACACCGCCATTTCAAAAGCTGAATTGATATTTTCTTTTCTATCATAATCAGCCAAATCATAACAATGCTGTCTTAAAAATTTGATTGTATTCCAATCTTTAAGTTTTGTTATGTTTTTATTATTCATCATTTCAGCAACAACACTTTTAATACTTGTTGCTAATTGCGGTACTATGTTTGTCATTAAAGTGGTACTAATATTTTTAGCTTTAAATAGTACCTTTTTTAATGGCTCATTAGACTTTAATGATTGCATATAATTCTCATTTTCTTTTTGAGAATTGTCAGCTTTCATTTTTTCTAGTTTTTTCATTTTTACCTCATTATTGATTAAACCAATATTAAAATTAATATTTTTAAATTTAATCATAATTAGTTATAGCATTATTTATATTTTAATTGCAAGTGATTTGATTATTTTTTTTAAATAATTAACACGTGTTAAGTTGCGACATTACGCCACACCTATACACCTATAAATTGTACAACCTATAATTGTGTGATATTTATACAACAATTTAGTGTGATATATTTGACACACACAACTGATAGTGGTATATTAAAAGAATAGTTAAAAAATAAAAAAGGGATAAAAAAATATGACTAGAATATTAATGGCGATTGCATTTGCAACAAGTTTTGGCTTGATGTTTTTAGGTCTAATTATTTTAATACATTTAGATTTATTTACAGGGCTTTTAATTTTTGCAATAGGTGGAATTTATTTTTTTAAATATTTGCCTAGTAATAATAAAGAATATTTAAAAGGACATTCTTACAATGTAATAAGAATAAAACCAAAGACAAAAAAATGATTGATATTAAATATAAAATATTTATTGTCATTATGTCGCTTATATATATAGCAGTAATATGGCAAGATTTAATGCTGTATTGACTTGACACAAAGAAAAGTAAGGCGTAAGGTTTGCATAGTATAAAAAAAAGAAAGGCAGAAAGCGAGGACATATGCAAACAACACTTGCGACATTTTTTTGGGCGACAATAGTTTTGTTATTAATAGCTACTTTCACTTAAAAGAATAGGAAACGAAATGGAAAACGACACGTGAAACCCTCTATGCTTACGAGTATAGGGGGTTTTTTATTTGACATATCAAAATTCTTATGGTAGTATTAAACATAATCAAAAAATAAACAAAGGGAAATAACAATGATAACTAAAGAAGATATAGACAGAGAGATGAAACATATACGAGATAGTCAGAACAAAGATAGACTACATCAAGCTACCCTAAAAGATACTGAACTTGAAAAAGTTAAAGCTATCTTTAGAAATAGTAATGGACTTAATAATATTTCTGAAAGTGATATGAAAGTATTTTCAGATTTTATGTATAAGAAAGGGGGGAATAATTAAATATGATAACATATAAAGATATAGACCCTTATATTACTAGAACTAAAAGAAAAAAATCTAATAAGCACCAAGCACAATTAGATAATATTTCTAAAAGGTTAAAGGATATAAAGAAAAAATATGAAACTAATCAAGATAAAATGAAACCTTACGAGGACAAACTTGAACCTCTTGAAAAAGCACAACGGAAATTAGATACTCAAATATTGAAACTTGAATTAGCAAAGGATAAAATACTTGAAAAATATGAATATGAAGTAAAGAATCCTGACTACGACCCCGAATACGAAGAACACGCATATAATAATGGAATTATCTAGCTACCTATCTCCAACGACTCCCTTTATGTTTAAGTGGTAGCTAATAATGAAACCCTACTGATAGCAATATTGGTAGGGTTAAACTAATGAAAGGAACAAGGAATAAAGAGTATGAAATATATAGGATATTACAGAGAAAATGTACTAAATCAATTAGTATCTGGTTTAGATATATCAACACGGGCAAAGAATTGTCTTAGAAATTATAGTATTATCTATGTAGGTGATTTAGTTCAATTAAATGAAGCGGGATTATTGATGATGACTTCTCTCGGCAAAAAATGTCTTGGGGAGATTAGGTACGCATTAAATAGTCTGTCATTACACTTAAGTTTGCCTATACGAAAGAAAAGCGAAGACGATACTAATCTTGAAGATATACCTATTGGTATAGAAACAATCGGTATAAGAAATGAGATAAATAAAATTAATAAAAGATTAAATAGTATAGAACCAATTATTCAACATTATGTTTCTAAAAGTAAATTATTTGAAAAGGAGTAAAAGGAACTATGAAAAAACTAGAAGATTTAGAACAACACGAGTGTAGATATCCATTGGGTGAATTCAATGACCCACCAGAATTCTTTTGTGCAGATAGAACCTATCGTCATTACTCTTATTGCCCAAAGCATTTAATGATATGTATTAAGCCAGATAATGAGAGTAAAAAAAAGACTTGACATTTAAGTAGTATTCTGTTAAAAGAATAGATAAGGAGAACATTATGGCATTTTATGAAGATGAACACTTAAGAAAATATAAAAGGGTAATGCGAAAACACGAAAGCGAATTTACATATATTCGTGAACACCCCGAAGAATATGAAACTAAATTTGATTGGTTTCAGGCATTAGATTATAAATGGCGATTGGTTAAAGAGGCACTGAATAACTATAAAGTTGATGATTCTATGCACGAAAAGACAACTATAACTATACCATTAGATGAATCTAAAATAGCAGAACAGCAAAAACATTTAGAAGAAAATCAACAAATATCTTATGATGAGTAAAGTATTTACTTGGTTGTTATTATGGTTGTTAGGACTATGGATAGCAACCAAGATTTTTTTCAAACGCAAATTAGATATGGATAGTACCGACCTTTATCTATTTGCTATGCTTGTTGTGTTTTTTATTTTTATAGGTTGGTTAAAACTAGCAGGAATTTAATGTCAATTTATAAAGCGTATGAAAAATGCAGAAAAAAAGCTAGATTAAAATGGAGAAAAAGTAGAAAAGGACAATGGTGGGACTATCAATACTACCAACGACCCGAAGTAAAAGCTAGACGACATCAAAAATATATTGAAAGGAAGATAAAAGGTTATGTTTGAATTATTATTATTACTAATCTCACCATCAGAAATTAGTCCAGAAAAAGCTATCGTTAAATATGTAGCAAAGGAAAAGTTTGTGAAGTATGAGAAGTGTGAGAAGTATGTTCAAGAAAATGTATATGTAAAGAGTGGAGATGAAAAGTTTGAAGGAGTTTTCTATAAGGTAGATAAGAAAGAGTATCGTGTAGTTCTTACTTACTGCAAACCAGTTGACAAATCAAAGTAATTGTTATATATTATAAGGGCAATCAGCGAGAGTTGGTTGCCCTTTTTTGTTTATACAATCAAGGGGGGTGGTATCTGCTAATCTTAAGACTCGTATCACAGAGAACATTAGTTGCGTGATAGATACTGCCCCGAAGTTAAATCAATTAATATAAGGAGAACACAATGCTAACAGCAAAAGCAGATGTAAGAGTAAAAGATTTTCCTAACTTTGTTGAAACTTTAATTGAGCAATACAAATCTGAAAAGTTTAGAGTTGGATTTGTTAAACTTAATAAAGAGAAACGAGTAGGAAGATTTGATTTAATACATAGAGTTCGTTGGAAACAATCTGATGGCTCAATGTATAAACGCAAAGGTAAAGCAAGAACAACTGATGAAGATGAATACTTACTTGCCTTTGACTTGGATAAGAAAGCACCTAGAAATATTTCTTATGCTCGTATGAAGTGGTTGGGTGTAGGTAAAAAGTTCTATAAAATCAATCATTTAAAGACCAAAGTTAAAGTAATAGAGTTCCCTAAAGTAGAGTTTGATGTCAAGAAAGATTTACTTGATGGCAAGTGGGATATACTAGAGAATATAAAATGAGTGAGTGGTGTCAGACAATCGGCTTGACAAATCAATAACAACCTGCTATATTATAGACATCATCTAGTTATCTAGGTGATGTCTTTTTTTTAACCAACAAGGAAAGGAGTACTCAATGGAAAAGAAGAAAGATATAAGACTTAATAAAGACTTTAGAAATCTTTACATAAAAGATTTCAGAAGATTTTTAGAGAGTCAAACAAACAACCCTAAATATCAAGCGTTTCTTGAGTCAAGAGAAAACTGTCAGACAAAGATTGATGACGCTTTTAAAACAGCAACTGCTGTTGTTGAAAGAAGATTTAATCCTACTGATGTAGCTGACTTAAGACGATTGCAAAATAAATATACAACTGTTGATTCAGTAGGAAAAGATAGTTGTTTTTATATGGCAGTTGTTGATAACAAAGGGAAACCTGTTAATACCACAGATGAATACAATGATGAAGTTCAAAAGAAGAAACACTTTGACTTTAGATTGTTTGGTAATCTTAATGGTAGCGAATACAATAGGCAAAAAGATTTTGCTTATGCTTGGTATCGTGAGCCAATGAAAGCTAATGGATTAAATCCAGATTGCAATATAGAACATAGTGGCAATCAGAATAATCCAAATTTATCTCAACACCAAAATGCTAACAGCGATTGGCTTGAAGGTAATAAAGGTAGTAGTACAAATTATGCTGATAAGTGGGAAAATGATTTCGCTTTAGACATAATTGGAACAGGTGGTTGTCGGTCAAGGGCTATCCCTTGTACTGAATCAGAGTTTGCAACATTTGAAATGATGTTAATTGCAAAACAAGCAGTAATCAGAACACATCAAGAGTGGATTGGTTCTATTGTTAGAGCAGTTAATATAGTTGGCGACTCAATCAAAGCTATGAAATACAAGTCGGAAGTTGACGCACTTGCCAAAGAATATCAATGGGAACCTAGTGTTTCTATTAATAAAACTTTTGGTACTGCATTAACTATCAACCCTGCTAGTGTTAAGAATATGACTAATGAAATACTTGGTTATAATACTCAACCTACAAGGGAAGAGAAAATTAAACTTGCAAGAGTAGCATTGAAAGAATACCAACAGAAATCTGTTGCATAAATTTATAGGGGTAGGCGAGCAATCGCCTATCCTTTAATTAACTAAAAGGAATTTACTATGAGAAAAATTAGAAAAGTAAGAAGTAATCACAATAATTTATTTAATTATTTTATTTATGATGAGAAATGTTTAAGTAAAAAATATGTAAGTAAGTGTGTATTATTTTTAGATAATTTAAGTAAGAAAAAAGTAGGGAGAAAGAAAAAAGATAATTCAAAAAATGGAGATATGTTTACTAATTGTAGAAGTTGTAATACGGATTTAAGTGGGTGGCGAAGTAATAAAGATACAAGATATTGTGTAGATTGTTTTTAATATGAATAATACTATATACCCCCCTGCAACGGACAGGATAGCATAACATATTTTTATGGATTTGTCAAGTTAAAAAGAAAGGATACCTTATGAGTTGGAACACAGCAAACCACAATACAGAAAAATATAGAGAAGAAGAACCTGCATATAAGAAGTTAGCCAAAGCAGTATTGAATAGGGCATTGTTAGATATAGTAGGGTATCATGGAAACACAGGAAGTATTAGTAGGTCAGAAAAAGATTTGATTAAAACAAAAGCTAAAATATTTTTAAAAAGAAATAATAAAATGCTAGAAGTATGGTGTGATATGGCAGACACAGACGCAGGACATATAGTAGATTTTGTAAATGATTTGACATACCATATAAATTGTGGTAATCTAAAAAAAATTACACCACATATAGCAGTGGATAGATTTCTCAAAAAGTTTTAATTATGAATATATTTTTTTTAGATAAGAACCCAAAGATATGTGCTGAATATCATTGTGATAAGCATGTTGTCAAAATGATATTAGAATCAGCACAGATGTTATCAACTGCATATCAAAGACACGCAGGTAGGGAAGAAAAAGTTTATAAACCTGCACACGCAAAACACCCTATGACATTATGGGTAGGAGATAGCATACAAAATTTTGGTTGGACATTATTACTTGGTAATTGGTTAGGTTGTGAATTTGAAAGACGATATAATAAAATGCACAAGTCTATGAAAATAATAAATTACTTTATTGATTTTAATTTAACTTGGAAAGATAAGCTACCCAAAAAAGAATTTACTACACCACCTTTATGTATGCCCGATGAATTTAAGTGTGATGATTATATACAAGCATACAGAAATTATTATATCAACAAGAAAAAAAGTTTTGCAAAGTATACACGCAGAGAAATGCCAGACTTTATGAAAGACAAACCAAAGGAGAAAAATGAAAACAAAAGAACTTGAAAAAAAGATAGGCACACTATCTAACCCTAGTAAAATGCCTGCGTATGCGTGGGGTATATCAGCAAAGAAATGTAAGACAGGTGCAAAGTTAGCAAAGATAAAAGGAACCATCTGTAATAAATGTTATGCACTTAAAGGACATTATACATTTCCTGTCACAGCAAATGCACATAAGATAAGATTAGACGCAATTAAAAAACCAGAGTGGGTAAATTATATGGCAGAACTTATTACCCAAAAGTACAAAAACCTAGATAAATCAAGGCTTTTTCACAGGTGGTTTGACTCTGGAGATATACAATCATACGAGCATTTGATGAAGATATTTGAAGTGTGTGAACTCACGCCTCATATAAAATATTGGTTAGCTACTAGAGAATATAATATTGTAGCACAGATAAAGGAAGAAGATGTACCAAAGAATTTATGTTTGCGTGTATCTGCAATCAAAGTAGATAGTCCACCACCAAAGTTTTGGAAGTGGACATCAGGTGTACACAAAGATAAACCAGCAGTAGGACAAGAGTGTCCTGCCTATAAACAAGGTGGTGAGTGTAAGTCTTGCCGTTCCTGTTGGAGCCGTTCAGTTAAACAAGTAAGCTATAAGGAGCATTAATGAGTGATAAAATAAAATACTATTTTCCTAGTATACGAGATGAAAAGGGCGAAGTAGTATACATAGAAAGCAGGGGATATAAGAAAGCTGTAAAAAGTTTTCAAACAAAATATTCTAAACTTAAAGAAGTTATGGTTGAGTGGTATAAGAATAAAAAATTAAACCATAAACTACAGAAGCTACCACTAGGAAGGAAGAAGAAGATAAGCAAATGGTAATCTATAACATACGAGAAGTATTAAGAACTTCTGTTGAGAAAAAATTAAAGGCAGATATAACAGACGCAGGCACAATGTTAGATGGTACAGGTGCTGACTTTGCATTTGAATTAAAAGGTAGACGATATAATATTCAGATAGATGATATAACAGAAGAAGAAAAGAAACCCAAAGAAACCACATCAAAGGAGTGGGTTAAAGGCTATAAGAAATGGCAGAATGAAAATAAAAAACGAAAACTTAAACGCAATTAATTCAGAGAGGTTTGTAAATTATATGTGGTATAGCCCTAAACAATGGAGAGAGTGGAAAGCACGAGGCAGGAAAGATAAAGAAGCCTTGACAAATAAACAAAAGTATGATATAGGAGATAATAATGAAAAATTACAAAGTAAGATTATTCGGAGCAGGCGTGTTCGGAGAACATATAATTCCATTCAACACAGAGCCAACGGTAGAACAGATTGAAGATACTGTTGCGTTATTTATAAATGAAGGCATAATGAAATTGAGAATTGATTTAGGATTTCATGCTAGAAATAGATGGACTCTTACTTATGAAGAAATAAAAGCATGAACTATAAGCAACAACTAGAAGTAGTTAAAGGATTATTTGTTCCACCATCAACAGAGATGAGAGTGGATTGTCCTTTTTGTGCTAATAAAAATACTTTTTTAATTAGTACATTCGACAATGGATTAAGCTGGTATTGCTTTCATGCCTCGTGTAAAGCCAAAGGCAAACATCAAGGAGAAAAAACTATGGACTATGTAAATACTACATTTAAAAAGAAAGAAGAAAGTCCTGATACAGAATTTAAATTACCTGATAGTTTTAAAATAGTAGCAACAAATGAAAAAGCAAGAATGTATCTACATAAAAATAATTGTTGGGAAGCTTGGGCATGGGGTCGAGCTGACATTAAGTATGATGTACGACAAGACCGAGTTGTATTTTTAGTTAAGGATAAAAACACAGGCAAGTATAGTGGTGCTGTGGGTAGAGGATTAAATAAAAATGTTTATCCTAAATGGTTTATGTATGGGAGTAAGGAAGTTCCATTTAAATGTGGAGAATGTGATGATGCAGTTATCGTTGAGGATTGTGCTTCAGCTTGTGCTGTATCTAACATACTCACAGGCATATCCATAATGGGTACATCTTTAATGCCCGAACATAAAAAATATTTAGAGCCATATAAAAATTTATATGTAGCATTAGATAGAGATGCAACATCAAAGTCTTATGAGATTGCAAATGAATTAAAGTCTGATGGTTTTAAAAATGTAAAAGTAAAACCTTTAACAGACGATTTAAAATACTTTAACACAGATGAAATAAAGGAGATGTTTTATGGCAGATAGACCTAGTGCAGCAGAACCTAATCCAAAAATAGATGATAGAGGTGAGCTTGATTTAACAAAAAGAATAGATGATTTAACCAATGAGAATAATAGATTGATAAGAGAGGTTGGTGAATTAAAAAAAGATAATAGGCATTTAGCACAACAAGTAGAAGACTATGTACAGAAACTTAGAGAGGCAGGAATAATTTGATAGAGAAACAGATAATAAAATTATTATTAAATAAATCTTTTTATACAAAATATAAAGGACAAATATCCCGAAGTGTATTTCAAGGTAACTTCGGTTCTTTGTTTGATACCATACAAAAGGCACATGAGAAGTATAATAAAGATATTAATATTGATGAGCTATATTCATTGCACACTGCTGTATTTAATCCAGCATTAACTCGTGCAGCTAAAGAACAGTTTAGTGAAATGTTGCAAGACATTCGTGAAACTCAAGAACCATCAACTGAAATCGCTGATGATATAGTAAAGATACTAGGCGAAAGAGATGTAGCACAGCGTATAGCTGTTGAGGCTACTGAAATTTTTAATGGTAAACCTGCAGACTTTAATATCATTACAAGATTAATTGATGAACATAAGAAAGGATTACCAACAGAAAGACTAGATGCTGTCACAAATGATATAGGTCAATTGATTGAAGAATTAAATGTGACAAGTAAATGGAAATTTAATTTAATGAGATTAAAAGAAAATATAGGTGGTGTTGGACCAGGAAATTTAGCTATCATTTTTGCTAGACCTGAAGTAGGTAAGACAGCATTTTGGGTAAGTCTTGTTGCTGCACCTAAAGGATTTGCTGAACAAGGTGCAAAGATACATGCGTTTATAAATGAAGAGCCAGCAGTAAGAACACAGATGAGAGCCATCAGTTGTTTTACAGGATTGAATAGAGAACAGATTACAAAAGATATTGCTGGTGCTCATTTGGAATGGGGTAAGATAAAAGATAATATTAAAATGATCGATACAGTTGATTGGACTATACAAGATATTGATAGTCATTGTGAAAAACATAAGCCCGATATTATAATTATAGACCAACTAGATAAGGTTAATATAGGTGGAAGTTTTGCACGAACAGATGAGAAGTTAAGAGCAATCTATACAAGTGCAAGGGAGATAGCAAAGCGAAGGGACTGTGTTGTTGTGGCTATATCACAAGCATCAGCCGATGCACATAACAGAGATCATATCTCATTTGATATGATGGAAAATTCTAAGACAGGTAAAGCTGCTGAAGCAGATTTGATTATAGGTATTGGTAATAGAAATTCAAATGACCCAACAAATAATATGAGAATATTAAATGTAAGTAAGAATAAAATTACAGGGTGGCATGGAGACCCAGCTTGTACCATTGATAAATATATAAGTAGGTATGATGATTGATTTAGTTGTTGTACCATTGACACTTAAAAAAGCAAATGAATTTGTTACTAAATATCACACGCACAATAAAAGAGCACGAGGCTGTAAATTTTGTATTGGTGTTGAAAGTAATGGAATGTTAGAAGCTGTAGCAATAATTGGAAGACCTGTGGCTAGAAAACTAGATGATGGATTTACTGTCGAAATTTTAAGATTATGTACTAAACAAACTGGTATAAAAAATCTATGTAGTATATTGTATTCTCGTAGTTGGAGATTGTGGAAGCTTATGGGGGGTAAGCGTATTGTAACTTATACGTTAGAAGAGGAAAATGGTGCTAGTTTAAAAGCAAGTGGATTTAAAATTACAGGTGAGGCACGTGCATTAAAAAAATCACATAGAGGTTGTAGATGGACAAATAGAAAAGGAAGAGTATGGCAAAAAATTCAAGAGCAAAAAAGAATAAGATGGGAATATAAAATATGATATCAACGATTGATGTAGAAACTTCCTATCAAAAGACAGAGAATGGTGGCATGGATCCATTACCATTTAATCCTAAAAATATTTTAGTAAGTGTAGGAATTAATGATGAGTATTACTTTACTAATCATAGTGAAAGAGTTGATGAAGGTTGCTACTATAAGATTCAATCTATATTAGATAAAACAAAATTATTAATTGGTCATAATATTAAGTTTGATTTAACTTGGCTATTAGAAGCAGGATTTAAATACAATGGTAGAGTTTATGATACTATGATAGGTGAGTATGTTTTAAATCGTGGCATAAGAAAAAGTTTAACATTAGATATGTGCTGTAAGCGTAGACGAATAGGCTCAAAAGACAAGGAAATACAGGAGTTTATGGATAGGGGAGTATCCTTTGAGAATATACCAGTAAGAGTTGTAGAAGAATATGGTAGAATTGATGTAGCTATTACTAGAAAACTTTTTGATTCTCAAATGGATGATTTAAGATTGGAAAAAAATAAAGGATTATTATCTACAATTAAAATGATGAATGAATTTTTAATTGTATTAACAGATATGGAAAGAAATGGAATTCATATTAGTTTAGATAGTTTATCACAGGTTGAGAGAATCTATCGTGCTGAGTTTGAACATCTTAAACAGAAGATTGATAAGATTGTATATGAAAAGATGGGAGATACAAGAATTAATTTAGCAAGTCCTGAACAATTATCATGGCTTATCTATTCTAAAAAACCAAAGGATAAAGAAACGTGGGCAAAGCTATTTAATATTGGTATAGATAAACAAACAGGAAAAAATAAAAAGAGACCACAATATTCTCGTATAAAATTTAGAGAGTTAGTTAGAAATAATACAGAGGTTCTACATAAAACAACTGCCAATCAATGTATCGATTGTAAAGGCAAGGGTGTAATTAAAAAAATGAAAGTTGATGGCACGCCTTATAAAAAATATAGTAAGTGTAGTGGATGTGATGGAGATGGATATACTTATACACAACTTGCTAAACTTGCAGGGTTTAATCAAAGACCTAGAAGTGTGTATGATATAGCTGAAGCTGGATTTAGAACAGATAGAATAACTTTAAATAAAATTGTAGGTGAAGCTGAGGGTGAACTGAAAGAATTTATAGATGCAATTATAAGACATAATGCTATTGATACTTATTTACATACATTTGTTGCTGGTATTAAATCATTTACAAATGAAAATAATATGCTACATCCTAAATTTATGCAAGCTGTAACAGCAACGGCAAGGTTATCAAGTAGAGATCCAAACTTTCAGAATCAACCAAGAGGTGGGACATTTCCTATTCGTAAAGTTGTCACATCTAGATTTGACAATGGTCGTATACTTGAGGTAGACTTCGCACAATTAGAATTTAGAACGGCTGTATTTTTAGCACAAGATAAACAAGGTATGGAAGATATAAAAAATAAAATAGATGTTCATCAATACACTGCAGATATTATTGGTGTGTCTAGACAAGATGCAAAGGCACATACCTTTAAACCTTTATATGGTGGAACAACAGGTACTGAAGAAGAAAAAAGATATTATAAAAAATTTGCAGAAAAGTATAAGGATATAACTGAATGGCATGGAAGATTACAAACAGAAGCTATTAAATATAAACAAATTAAATTACCTACAGGTAGAGAGTATGCGTTCCCATATGCAGAGAGAATGCCTTGGGGTGGATCTAGTTATAGTACACAAATAAAAAATTATCCTGTACAAGGTTTTGCTACAGCAGACATTGTACCTTTAGCTTGTATAAAAATATATAAATTAATGAAAGAACAAAAGGTAAAGAGTTTACTTATAAACACAGTACACGATTCAATTATAGCTGATGTTTACCCTGGTGAAGAATCCGTAATGAGTAAGATATTTAGACAGGGTACGGGTTCTGTAATACCTGCATTGAAAGAGTATTATGGAATTAATTTTAATGTTCCTCTTGACACAGAGGTCAAGATAGGATATAATTGGTTAGAAATGAAGGAGGAAAAATGAAAAAAAGAATACTTATAACAAGAGTAAGAGAATATTCTAATATAGAACCATCAATTACTATTGAGGCGGTATTAGATAACGATGAACAAGCAGCGTCATTAGTTCAAAAACTAGATGATATATCTGCAGCAAAAAAAGAAAAAGATGTTCATCATGAAATATATAGAAACTAAAATAAAGGAGGACTAATGGATAATTGTATAATACAATTAGAACTAAACCATTGCCCAAAGAGTGGGTGCAATGGTCCAAGTGTAACTAATGTTGGAGTCTTTAAAAATGAAAGACATGCTAAAAGATTTATGCGTACTGATAAAGATTTTAGAAAAATATTTAAAGCGTCCAATATTAAAAAGAGTATACTTCCCATAGCTATATGGGCAGTACCAGGAGGTAAATAATGGAAGTCGCAACACTTGACCCAGAACACTGGGAAGAATGGGGTAAGGATGAGCAAGAGATTGCTTATGATAAACTCCAGCAACTTAAGCAAGACTTTGAGGGCACGCCTAAAAGATTGTTTATAAACGAAGACGAAGAACTACAAAGTTATTTAATGTGGTTTGCCACTATGGAAAACTTACCATATGAGATAACTGATGGGGAGACTAGGATATGTTAGAAGTAATAATTGGAGTACTTTTTGTGTGGATTTGTATAGGCTATATAATAGATGAATTATTCTAAAATAACACTTGACAAATCCCCCAAAATGTGGTATAAGAGAAACTAAAATAAGGAGGCTATATGACAAAAAATGAAATAGCAAATATAAATAAGATGTCCGATGAGCAGATAATGCAAGCCATTGGACAAGACGATGGTTCAGGTAATGGTATTAACATACCAAGACTTGGAATCAATCGTACTCCTGAAGATGATGATGGTAATCAATTACCAGTTGGACATTTGTTCGCCTATGATTCTAGTGTAGGACAAAATGTTTATGGTAAGCCAATCACTTTCAGACCTTTTATCAGTGCAATGCAGTATATGCATTATGATCCTGAGAAAAGTGAATATGTAAATCGTTCTATTATTTTCAAGAACTGGAAAGAAGAAGCGATTGATATACTAGGAGGAGTTAAATGTGGTAAGATTCCTTTTAAAGAAAGATCTACACTAACACCTGATCAACTTGCTGAGCAAAGAACAATCAGATGTTATAGACTTCTTTATGGATTACTATCATTTAAAGGTAAAAAAGCAAATGGTGAAGACCATACTGTATCTAATCTACCAGCTTTATGGAGAGTGACAGGTACAGCATTCGCACCTGTTGGTGCAGCAATAGATCAAATTAATAAACGTAAGAAACTTATGTTTACTACTACGTTTTCAGTTGATTCTAAAAGACAAAAGAAAGGTGGTAATGTATTTTATACACCTGAAATTGCTGTCAACGCAGATGCTAATTTGCAAATGTCAAAAGAGGATATGGAAACTCTGTCTGTATTTCAAGAGGTTATTAATCAAGAGAATACAGAAGTTGTTGAACTTTATAAAGCTGCCAAAAAAGGTAAGCCAATTGCTTCAGATGCTAAAACAGAAGAAGTAGTTGCAGAAGTTAACGATCCAGTTAAAACATTATCAGCATAATGACAGATATCCTCTCCAAAGTACAGTTGTATCTCGATAAGGTTTCAAAAGAACCTGTCGAGATATCAGACAAACTTGTAGAAGAGTTTGGTGAAGCTTGTAAGTCTGCTTTAAGAAAACAATTTTCAGAGAAGAGACGTGATAAGTTTGAACCACGCATGTCCAATATAGGTAGACCTTTGTGCCAATTACAAATGGAAGCAAAGAATGTAAAAGGCGAAGGTCAATCCTATAATGTTAAGATGCGAAATACATTTGGAGATTTGATAGAAGCATTAGCAGTGTTTGTTTTAAAATCATCAGGAGTAGTAATAGAAGATGAGCAAAAAAATGTTAGCTATAAGTTCAATGGAGCAAGCATTAAAGGTAGACTTGATGTTAAAATTGATAAGAAAGTTTGGGATATTAAAAGTGCATCGCCTTATTCCTTTGAAAAGAAATTTGGTACGGCAGGTGGATTTGAAGAGGTAATTAAAGATGATGCTTTTGGGTATGCTTCACAAGGTTATCTTTATTCCGCAGGTGAGAAGGTACCATTCGGTGGATGGATTGTTATTAATAAATCTACTGGAGAATGGACAATATGTGAGACACCACTTGCTGATGAAAGTTATAAGAAGAAAGCATTAAGTGATGCTAAAAATAACTTAAAGGCTTTAGAAGATAAAGTCCCCTTTAAAAGATGTTATGATGACATTGAAGAAACTTATAGAACAAAGAAAACAGGTAATAGAGTTTTGGGTACGGTCTGTGGATTTTGCCCATACAAACTTCCTTGTTGGGGAAGTAAATTGCAGTTGCTAAGACAACAGCAATCACAAGGTAAAAACCCGAAATGGGTTTGGTATACTGAAGTAAACAATCCGAGGAAAGATGACACAGATACGAAGTCGGAAAGCTAAGGGTCGTAGACTACAGAACTGGGTGAGGGACAGTTTGAGGGGTCTGTTTCTTACCCTTACCGATGACGATGTAAGAGTCGCCATCATGGGAGAGACAGGTTCAGATATTAAATTATCTAAAACTGCTAAGAAATTATTCCCTTATGATATTGAATGTAAGAATACAGAAGGATGGAAAAAAGTTTATGATGCATATGATCAAGCTGATGGGCATGGGGAAGATAAACCTTTAGTGTTTATTAAGATGAATAGAAGAAATCCATTAGTAGTTGTTGATGCAAAACATTTTATGAGATTAAATAATTCAGGATATATAACAGACCCTGTAAAAGTAGAGTATATGGATGAGCGAAAAAGATAAAATAAATTTATTAAATGCAATCAAAGTTTTAGTTAGCCCTTGGGAACGAGGCTTTACATGTGGTATCATAATGGATACAAAAGCAGCAATGACAACAGAACAGTATGAACTCTGTTCAACCATAGCCCGAGGTATGATTAAAATTGCAACTACTGACCCTCATTCAACGTTTCTATGGGGGCTTCGTGGATTTGCTGACGACAGGAAAATTAATAAAGAAACTCTTACTCCAAACTCTGTTGCAGAATTTGAAGATGAAGATAATATTATTGATTTTCTTGAGTACTTAAAAAAGAAACGGGATAAGGAGTTAAACTAATGGCAACGCACTTAGTAATGGGGGATCCTCATTGTACCCCCAAGGCAAGCAATGAGAGATTTTTATGGGCAGGTAAACTGGCTAAAGATCTAAAACCGAATACTATTATTTGTATGGGAGACTTTTCAAGTATGGATTCGTTATCTAGCTATGACAAAGGAAAGAAATCTTTTGAAGGTAGAAGATATAAAAAAGATATTGATCATGCTCATGATGCATTGGAAAAATTTAACAAAGGTCTAAATGGTAGACGACCAAGAAAAATCATGCTACTTGGTAATCACGAAGATAGGATAGATAGGATAGTAGATGAGACACCTGAACTTGATGGTACAATTAGCACTAATGATTTCCAATTTGAAAAATTTGGTTGGGAAGTATATCCCTACCAAGAACCCGTTGTGGTCGATGGTGTACATTATTGCCATAATTTTCCAAATGGTGTTATGGGTAAGCCTATTAGTGGGGACAACATTGCTCGTTCTCTCTTATTAAAAAATAAAGTATCTTCTACTGTTGGTCATATACATACATTTGATTATTCTATGTGTACAACTCCAGTTGGTAAAAAAGTAATTGGATTATCTGCTGGATGTTATTTACATCATAAAGAAGATTATGCTAGGGCTACTCAACGTATGTGGTGGAGTGGACTGATTGTTAAAAGAAACGTTAAGAATGGTGAATATGATCTTGAGACAATACAATATAACTCTATTAGGAGGAAGTATGGAAGAAGATAATGTTAATTCACCATCTCACTATAGATATGGTAAAAAAGAAACTATTGATGTAATCCAAGATTGTATGACTGATGATGAGTATCATGGATATCTTAAAGGAAATGTTTTAAAATATGTTTCGAGATATAAATTTAAAGGTGAACCATTAGAGGACTTACAAAAAGCACAATGGTATTTAAACAGGCTAATAAAGGAGGTCAAATGACACATGGAGAACAAATGGCTATACTTGGTAAAATAAATGCCTTGTATGAAGTTATGCTAGAGATACAAACTAAGATAAATAAATTACATAAACAATTACCAAAGGAGGAAAAAAATGGGAGCAGTAAAACAAGCATTAATAGAGGTTGAAGATTTTGTATGTGGTTGTCTTCAAGCTGGACGTACCCTAAATCAAACCATAAATGACGCAAGAGTAGAGTATAAAAAGCCAGGGAATTTTAATACATACTTATTAGATGAAGATTTAATTGAAGATAAGTATTATCAATTTCGAGGTCAACATTAATAAAGGAGGAAAGAACTAATGGCAAATAACTCAAAGACAAAACCAACAACACAACCCCAAAGAACTTACTTAATAAGTTCTACTCAACTACTGGATATAATGCGATATCTAATGTCGAGACCATATGCAGAAGTTGTTAAACTTATGAATATGTTAGGTACCCTAAATCAACTTGATCCTAAGATAGGGGCAGACTTTGTTAAAAAGCAAGCTGTAGAAGCCAATGACAAAAAGTGATCTTAGTAAACATACAGGATTATTGTTTGAACTTAAAATAGGTTTAAACAAAAACAATGCAATCGTCATTGATTATGGTGGAAAACCTGTATCTAAAATTAGGGATGCTTTAAAAGAATATAAGTATCATGCTAATCTATGTGCAGCAGTAATTAACCATGCTAATTCAGTAGGAAAAAAATTAGAAGAAGATGTTAAAAAACTTATTCAAACGATTTAGATATTACTTTTGGCATAATATTATTATGGACAAATTAGAAAGTTATGCCAGCTCGCTAAGTACCTGGTTTTGGCAAAAACGCTGGGGAGATCGGTCCTTATATCGGAATAGCCAAAAAAAAAGGCACCCATAAAGAGTGCCTCATGTGTTGCCTAGACGGGGAAGTCTATTAATTTAGGCTTCCCTTTTTTATTTTATAATTTTACTTAGTATCCATTTAATTCCACGTATAACATATCCTCTAATAAATTTATTAAAAGCATATCGTGCTACTCTAACTACTACCAGAATTGGAGAAGCTAATACATCAAATATAATTAAAAGGATATCTACTGACATATCAATAATATTATCACTTGTGGCTATTTTCTTTAGCCTTTCTTTAATTTGCATTAGAAAGTATTATATTATTATATCTATTTAATAGTATATCTGTATACTGTGGATTAGTAGCATACTTACTTAATGTTTTGAATTGATCTTCAATAGATTTATTTTTATTAACTGCAATTCTAAATTCTTTGTAGTATTTACTGTGAGTCATTAAACTTAAAAAATCCCTAATACTATCTTCAATACTATTATATTTTTTTAACTTAACACCACCAGCAGTAAGTAAAAATTCTTCATTGCCAATAGCATGTCTTCCTGTATAATTTTTAGCTCGCTTGGCTGTATCAGCATTTTTAAATGTGCCATCAGCTGTTTCAACTGAAGCTATAGTAGTTACAAAAAGCGGATTAATCTTTCTTTCAAAAGAGTCAGGGCTATATTCTTGTTGTACCTGAATTACAATACTTGTAAATGTTTTTGCAAAACTATCTTGTGCAAGAGTACTGCTATTTAAAAGGAAGAAAAATATTAGGGGTAAATATCTCACTATATATATTAAGCTAAGGCTTTTTGTGTTTGCTCGTCTATTTTTTTAGTTAATTTAATTGGTTTGCTTAAGCTTTCTTTTTGTAATTTTTTTGGCAGCTTCATTTTGATAAGTTGTTCTTCCTTTGGCTCTTGACCTGGTGGTGGTCTATGATCTTTTAAATATTTTTTATATAATTCTAAATCATTATCTTGTAATTCTGGTGCATGATTAACTGCATGACTACTAATTACTATTGGTAATTCCCAGCTTATTACATCTTGTGACACATCCAGGAGGTCAGCGGTTCTTTGGTCTACCCAAATATACACTTCGTTATTTCTAATTTTATTCCAGTCTGGATGAAAGTTTGTTAAATACTCTTCAATATAGTTAGCACCTTGACCCCTACCCTCATCGCTGTATAAAGTAGCATGTCCTGGAATATTTGTATCTTTAATTCTATCCCATAAAAATTGAAAGGATACTTTTTTTAATTTGTAGTTTGCATCTAATGCTCTTTGAAGACTCTGATCTAAATAATTATCTTCTTCTTCTTTAGTTGCTACCTGAGAAGTAATATCTATTCTCTCAAGTTCAACGTTATATTTATTTGCAATCTTTTCTAATTGTTTAAATACAATTTCATCATAGAATTTTTTAAGACCTTCTTTTTTTTCCTGATCCATAGCCTCATAACGATTAGCCTGTATCTGCCCATTAGTAATAGCAATACTATCTCTGCCATCCTTAACAGCCTTTCGAATCATTTCATTTAAAACTAACTCAACAAATTTCTTGGAGTCTTTTAGGGGAAGATCTGGTACTATACCATATGCCTTTTGCATATATTCTTCTACTGTTGAGTACCTGCCATCAGAATCTGGATATTTATCTGGTTGCCATAGAGCAAATTCTGTATTATCAGATTTTCTAAAAAGATATGTTATATTAGGATCCATCTCACCTATTGCTGGTGCATCTCCAGGTTCAATTGAATCAGCTTGAGTAAATTCAACACGTCTATATCCTTCTAGGGGATAGCCGTATTCTAGAGGCTTCTTCTCGTATTTATAAGTTATATTATGTTTCTTAAAATACTCTACTAATTTATCTCCTGGAACAATATCAAAGTCACTAAAGAATCCTTTGTCTTGACCCTCCTGTATCCACTGCGATTGTATCTCGTCTATTATTAGGGTGTTATCAAATGTTTTTTTTATATTTAATGCCCATTCATTATGCTCCATATCACCAGCATCTTCCATAGCATTTGGAACTAATGAAGGCTCATACCCAACCTGAACTCTAGCATGAGCAAAGGTGCCAGTTCCATGCTCTGTATCAAAGTGTGGTTCTTTATATAATTGTCCTACCTCACCTTTATCTTTTCCTATTTGAAAAACTATATGTTCTCCTGATCCTGATTTTCCTGCCCCTACTGAATAGTCCATGTACATAGGATTCATTTGATCTTTAGGAATAGAACGAACTGTCATAGTAGCAGCGATATCTTTATCTTTAACTAACTTTAATAATTCTTGTTTAGTAATAGATTCATTACCTTCTAACAATTCAGTGAGTCCAAGGTAATCCATTTCTTCTTTCGTAGTATTACCCTTAACTATACTTTTCCATTTACCTTTAGTATATTTATCTTGCTTCGCATTTGTAATAGCTTCAACAGCCCGTGAATAAAAATCAGGTTTACCTTCTTTAAGTGCCTTTGCAGTTTGCTTTTCAGTTTCTGTTAATGCACCGAACTCAGGTTTTTCTGGTACTAGTTCTTTGGTTTGTTCGGTTATGTCTTTAGTTTGTTTGGTTATGTCTTTAAATTTTAATTGTTCAGGTTTCCAAGTTCTACCTTTAGCGAGAGTTGTAAGATGTCTTAATTTTACTATAAAATTTTCGTATTCAGTGTCTGATTTGAAAAATCCTTTAGCATATTCACTTCCCAAATATATATCATCCCATGTATGCTCTTGCATTCCTTCATCTGTATCTAGATCCATACCTTCTTGATTTGTATGTGCATCAGTTAATCGTCTTAATTTAAAGTGCTCATTTTCTGTAAATACGACTTCTTCACCCGCTACTAGTTTTTTTATTTTTTTATCTAAAGGTTTTGTAATATTTCTATACAGACTAATGTCCTTTAAAAATTCTAGTTCTTTTTTATTAAGTTTATCTTCAGATGGAGCTAGATCTTCGGTTTGTTCGGCTATGTCTTTTGTAAGTATTGTAGTATCGGGAATATCAGGTTTCGAAAATCCTGGTGGAACTTTTTTTTCTTGAGGAGGTATTTCCAATCCTTTAGACTGTTCAGATGGTTCAGGAATTTTAAGACCTTCATTTTCTCCAAAACTTTTAGCCCAATCTTCTTGGGCAGGGAAAGTTTCTTGTTCAATTTTTGGAAGTTCTTCTCCACCATGGATAGTTGGTATATACTTTAAAGGCTCTTGATTTTTAGGTGTATCCTGAGAAAGTGAAGTAAAACCTAAAGCTGTTAATGCTCCTGTCCCATATGTTTGAATAAATTT